AAAACACCCAATGCATCAAGGATTCTTTCAAAGTTTAGTAAGGGATGGTGTTATGACTTTAGACAGAAAAAAACAGAGAGTTCAGAGATTTGTGAATTAATGAAATGGAATAATTTATTAGAAAGTTTTATTGATGTGGGCTCAGGATTCATCCTGGCTATCCTCATCCAGTTGCTGATTTTTCCGCTCTTTGGGCTCCATCCTACGATTCTAGACACATTGGGTATTGCCTTAATTTTTACCGTTGTGTCCGTGACTCGATCCTGGTTATGGCGTTGTTATTTTAGGAGGAAACAAAAAATATGAACCCCTATAAAAAACAAGTTGGAGGATCTCACTATAAAAATATGAAGATTCAACCCAGTAAATTTATTAATGATAACAAATTATTATTCGCAGAAGGAAACGCTATTAAATATATTTGTAGGCACGCATCTAAAGGAGAAGCACAAGATTTGGAAAAAGCAAAACACTACATTGATATGATTATTGAAAGGGATTATTCGTAATGCAAATGCCTTTATTCAAACCTCAAACGGAATGGCTTCCACCAGAAGAATTTCCAGACCTTAAACAATATTGTGAAATTGCAATTGATTTAGAAACCAAAGATCCCAATTTAAATATACGAATGGGTTCTGGCTCTGTTATAGGAGTGGGTGAAGTAGTTGGAATCTCAGTAGCTACAGAAGATTTCTGTGCCTACTATCCTATTGCTCATGAAGGAGGCGGTAACCTGGACCGTAAGATGGTTTTAAAATGGTTACAGGATGTTTTAAACACCCCAGCAGATAAACTATTTCATAATGCCATGTATGATGTGTCCTGGCTACGAGCGCTAGGCTTAACTATTAAAGGAAGAATTATTGACACCATGATTGCAGCAGGTGTAGTGAACGAAAATCGTTTACGCTATGATCTGAATGGTGTGTGTCGTGATTACATTGGAAGAGGAAAAGACGAAGCAGCTCTTTATGCTGCCGCGAAAGAATGGGGAGTCGACCCTAAAGCTGAAATGTATAAACTTCCAGCAATGTATGTTGGATCTTACGCAGAACGCGACGCCCAACTCACACTAGAGTTGTGGCAGGTGTTAAAAAAAGAAATTTTAAATCAAGATATTCAATCCGTATTCGAAATGGAAATGGAATTACTTCCCTGTCTTGTGGATATGAGGTTTCTCGGTGTACGTGTAAATCAAGAACAAGCCGCGATCGAAAAGAAAACATTAATAGAACAAGAGAAAAAAATGTTAGGTGAGGTGTCAGTAAATACGGGAATCGATGTACAGATTTGGGCCGCTCGATCCATTGCAAAAGTATTTGATAAATTAGGATTGCCTTATGATCGTACGGTTAAAACACAAGCGCCAAGTTTTACTAAAAATTTTTTAGCGAATCACCCACACAATGTTGTAAAGTGTATTGCTAAAGCAAGAGAGATTAATAAAGCTCACACAACTTTCATCGATACCATCTTAAAACATAGTCAAAAAGGTAGGATTCATGCGGAAATTAACCAACTTCGATCCGAAGGTGGAGGCACCGTGACAGGAAGATTCTCTATGAATAATCCAAACCTCCAGCAAATTCCTGCGAGGAACAAGGAACTCGGACCACGGATCAGATCTTTATTTATTCCTGAAGAAGGATGTACCTGGGGTTGTTTCGATTACAATCAGCAGGAACCAAGACTCGTTGTTCACTATGCATCTTTACAAAACATGTATGGAGTGAATGAAGTTGTTGACGCGTACAAAGATGGTGACGCAGACTTTCATAAGATTGTTGCGGACATGGCAAATATTCCCAGGTTACAAGCTAAAACAATTAATTTAGGATTATTTTATGGGATGGGAAAAAATAAACTCCAGGCAGAACTCGGTGTTAATAAACTCCAAGCTGAAGAATTATTTAGGGCCTATCATGCCAAGGTTCCATTCGTTAAACAACTGATGGATGCTACGATGAAACGTGCCCAGGATTCAGGAAAAATTAGAACGCTTCTTGGACGATTGTGCAGGTTTCCTTTATGGGAACCTAATCAGTTTGGGATTCATAAAGCATTACCTCATGATCAAGCGCTCTTGGAACACGGACCAGGGATCAGGAGAGCTTATACTTACAAAGCATTAAATAGACTAATACAGGGATCTGCAGCCGATATGACTAAAAAAGCCATGATAAATCTCCATAAAAAGGGAATTATACCACATGTTCAAGTACATGATGAGTTGGATATTTCTGTAAAAGATGATAAACAGGCAAAACAAATAGTACAAATAATGGAATCCGCAGTTGAGTTAGAGGTACCAAATAAAGTGGACTATGAAACTGGCGAAAACTGGGGTAATATAAATTAGGAGGAACTATATGGAAAAAGTAAAACAACTATGGGCATTAGCATTAGCTCATAAAAAAATTTCTGCTGCTGTTGTAGTAGTTATTATTGCTGTTTATTTCTTAGCAACTTAAGAATTTTATTCAGATAAGTTCTTCTTTAGGACGGAGGGAACTGGGGATGATCAAACATCTATGGAAAAAGTTTGTCAAGTGGTTCTGGAAAGACTACTATAAATGACTATGGACGAAAAAACCTGCATAAAATGTAATCACCTATGCCATTGTATTGAAGCTGATCACGTAGGCTGTGAATGTGCCAACTGTGAATGCAGCGGTAAAGAATACTTTAAGCATAGAGACACTAAAGATGAGGGTGTAATGGTAGATAGCACAAAAGATTGCGAGTCGTGTGAATAATGAAAACAATAAATGTAGATAGCACGGCGATTTCTATGCCGATGAGGAACCTTATTGGAATTGTAACAGCAGTTTCGGTAGGAGTGTGGGCGTTTTTTGGGATTCAAGAGACTCTTAATAAACACAGCACAACTCTAGAGTTGATGGAAAAAGATTTAAGTCAGAATACAGAATTTAGGATAAAATACCCCAGGGGTGAGCTGGGACAATCTAGTGGAGAGTCCGAGCTTTTTATGCTAGTGGAGCATATTTCGGGCATCGTAGAAGATATTGAAGAAGAAATTAAAGGCATGAGAAATAATAAAGTTAATATTGATTTTCTACAAAAACAAGTTGAGAAGTTACAAACAACAGTTGAAAAGATTCAGGAAGAACATAGAAGATTTAAAGTAGAGAATGGAAAATGATCGAAACAGTTTTTGCATTGCTCATGATTATCAATCATGAGATTAAAGAGCATCGAATCCAGGACTCTCTAAGCACATGTTTAAAACATAAACGGATTGCAGAAAGAAGTGTATCTAACAACGTACTATATAAATGTATTAAATCACAAGCAGAAATAGAAATAAATATTGATGGTACAAAAACTATTAAGAAACTGATACTAGAATAATGAGTAACTTTCCTTGGGACCAACAACTAATTGCAATGTTTATTTTTATAACATTGTCTTTAATAATAACACTTGTATTTACATAATGAACATGGAAATTAAATTACTCATAGCTACCCTTATTGGAATCAGCGCAGGAATCACAATCGGTTTTGCTATCTATCATCATTTTTTTCTGGATAAACTAAGCTGTTGTGGTGTATATGGATAGATACATTGGTGAAAAGGAAAAAAACAAATGATAAAAGAACTAAGAACCCTATGGCAAAAGTGCTTCGGCACTTCAAGCCCCAAACCTTCAAAAATAAAAAAACCTATACACGCAAAACCCCAAACACGAGAACAAAAAATTGGTGGTTTGATGTCGGAGATTGGTAGAGAAATGTTTGATATGCCTATTCACGTGGAACTAGGACGCTGTCCTTACTGTGAATGCATTGCTCATATGTTAAGTACTCGACCAGGGCTTTTTCGATGTTCTAACTGCAAAGAAACTACCAGGCAATACATCAATGGTAAAATTTCCTATCTACCCGTCAACGATAGATCAGTTTTAGGCAATGAGTCGGAAGAAAGCTAAACTTCAGTTTGGCTACGTCCACGTCAAAAAGACTCACAAAAAACGGCCTGGAAGGCACTCGAAGTCATATTCTAAGCGCGTTCCACCCAGAAAACGCTCACGAGGCCAGGGTAAATAATCTTTACACACTGTAAATTTCCCTTTACAAAACTTTACAAATTAACAAGCAATACCAACGTTTTTTCTTGCATCATCGCTGGTGGTAAATATATATTAACAGTATGAGAAAAGTTAAACCAAAACCTAACTGCGTTGTAAACGACGATACCCACGATTGGGGTGGCTAACTTCAACATAATATGATAGCATACTTCTTGGAGTATGATGTTAGTTCGCAGGAACATATGTCAAAAGTTGCGCCCGCCATAACTGGCAAATAAAATTCTTTTACCCCTTGACGTAAGTCCTATATTAACCTATATATACATCATGAAAGAAATAAATATAACAAAAGAAAAAATAAACAAAGCTTTAGATGCTTTTTATTGGGGTGATATTGGTCCTAACGCAAAGGATGAATATGGCTCAGGATATAAGCTTCTATATAAGGATGAAGACACTATTAATGTAATTGGTGAAGTTTTACATACATTAGTAAAAAAGAAATGAAAAGTCTAAAAGCAGTTGGAATATTTCTTGTAGTCTTCAGTCTTTTCTGTCTTGTGATGGCGGTAACTGTATGAGAGAATTAAATAAAGCTATTGCGTTTGCGAAAGGTAAAAAAGTCAAGACGACTCTTGCTGT